CTTCTACTCAAATGAATAATTTTAATCTTATTGACAAAGAAATAGATTTTATCAAAGAAATGGGTATGGTTTATGATCAATTGAATTTAACAAAACCCTTAGATTTTCATTACTCAATGTCAGAAACATATAAAAGTTTAGAAATCATGAGACATAATTTGGCTATTAAAATTCTGATAAAATCCAATCCTAATTTAGAAATCAAAGAGACTGAATTAATTGAATTTAATGACATGTATGATAAAGACAAAGACCTTTTCATAGAATTAACATTTGGAAGATTAGAGACAAAGAAATACACATCTGGCCTTAAAGAAAAAACAATTTATCTTTGTATTGATCCTCTTAATCTTTCAAAATCTTCCATGTCTCCTTATATTGTTGAAGATAGTTATTTCATGACTCTAGAGGATTTGAATTCATACATTGTTCATTTAAAAAAAAGATATAAAGAAGTTTTCAATAAAAAATTCATCAACTTAAAAGATGATATGTATTATCTACCTTTTTTACCAAAACCTAAAATTTCAGAGATAAAAACCACATATAAAAAGACCAATCCCAGTTTGACTCACGAAGAATCTGTCATATATTCCAAACTAAAAAATAATTGTAAGAATATTTGGATCTCTAAAAAATTTACAAAAAATAAATTTAAAGAAATAACACCTGAATTGATAAATGATTGCAAAGATGCATTTCAATTAAATTATGAAAGATTAGAAAAGGCTAAGGCATCTTTTACCATACCATTTAATTCTATATGGCGATGCAAAAATGAAAAACATGAAATGAATTTGGATAAAATGAGTTCTTTATTCAAAGATGATCCATTAATTTTAGCTTTAATGTCTCAAATAAATAATAAATTATTTTTAGAGCACAAAAAATTTGTTTATACAGGTCATCTAACTGACGCTAAGATAGATTTTGTCAAACTGAAAAAGCAATTTAAAACATCTATTAAACCAATTCAAAAATCATTAAGAATAGATTTTGAAACTAAAAATATATCTAATTTTATAAATCAAACGAGTTCTCAAACAACTTTTGAGAATGTAATAGCACCCAAATTTGAAATACCAACAAGGAATTTTATAAATACTGATAGAATTAA